CTTGCACGATTCTTGAAAAGCAACAACAAATCAGATTACAGCTGGCAAAAACCTAATCGTAGGTTTGTTGCTGGTGGCTTGTATCTACCTAGTTTGTACTCACCATGTATCGAAGAAATTGGTGTCATCGTTGACACTTCTGGTTCTCGTACTGATGAAGAGCTCAATCAAGACTTGGGCGAGATATCGTCTATGTTGGTTGATGCTAATGTAGAAAATGTTCGCTTTATGCAAGCAGATACAGATGTGACCGATGAACAGACATTTACAAGAGAGTCAATGCCTCTCAAGGTCACAATGAAGGGTCGTGGTGGTACAGCCTTTGGGTCAGCTATTGCGACAATGGCAGAGAAATATCCAAGTGTCTCTTGCCTTATTTATCTTACAGACTTGGAGGCAAACGATTTTGGGAGCGAACCACACTTTCCAGTTGTTTGGATAACTAACTCAGCTACGGAGGCGCCTTATGGCGAAATTATCGAAGTCAATTAAACACATGCAAAAGTATGTAAAAAATGGAGTTCTAATACTTCTTGGCACACTTGCAGTTGCTATCGTATTACAACATATTCTAACTTTCATGCTACTAGCTTTACTACTAGCTAGCATGATGTATTTATCAATGAGGTTTAACTATGCCTAGTATATTATCAAGTATTACCACAGCTTTGTGGATACTTATCGAACTAATCCAATTTGGCTATATGGCCTATATTATGTGGAGGCAACGCAACAATGCTAACTATCGGAATATTCAGCGCGCTAGGTCTGCTTTTGCTAGCGCTTAAAGCTGGTGGTCGTAAGACTATTGGACATGACATCTTTGCTGATGTGCTAATTACTGCAACTCTTATGGTTGCATTCTATGGTACTTACAGCGGTATGACTGCTGCTATGGTTGGTGGTCTTACTGCTTCTCTTGTACTATATGTTATGCGTAAGACTATGGTACATGAGAAACTAAAGCTTGAGTCTGTAAACAAAAAAGCACTTGGTCTTAACTTTGCTGTGCCAAAGTTGAAATGGGAAACAAAACAACCAGATTGGCGTAAGCACAATCAATACTCAGACGATCAAGGTTTGTAATGGTTTTGCGAAGTAATAATCTTAGTCATAAACAAAAAGTAGAAGTGAGGAAAGTAATGAAATTGAAAGAAAAAGCAATAGAATGGGAAGAATGGCATGGTACATGGCTTGAATCAGCTATGAACAACTATTTTGATTACATCAGTGTAGCTTCTATTAAATCACAAATACTTGCTTGTATTCTTGAAGATGAAGCAGATAAAGACGAAGTTGTTTCTCTTCTATTTCATGAACAGTTTAAAGACTATTTAAAAAGTAGGGCTATTACAGATAAGCAAAATATGTATACAAGCCCTGATACTGTACCTACACCTGCAGTTATTGATACAATGTTCGAATTAGACATACCAATAGTTGGAGAGATGTATGAAACATTTTGCGAACACTACGGAATATAAAGAATTTGCTCTTCGTATGTACAAGAAGAATTGCTCTGAACGACGTGCCTATGGCATGGAAGTTCATCCTACTTTTCAAGCGTACGAAGAGTCCAATCGTAATTTCTTGAAAAAGAAATATCGTAACAGTTAGTTGATACAACCACCTGTGGAACCCAGTGCCCTAGAGGTCCGAGAGAGGCAGACGACTTCCTAAGAATCGATGCAAGATAAGCGTTGATATACTCAACGAAACTTTAAGTTTATACTTATGATTCGAAGCGGGTCAGATACCACGCTAACTGTTGCGAACCAATTAAGGAGTAATTATGGATAATGTAAACCAACCCCCACATTACAACACTGGAGATATCGAGTGCATACAAGCTATTCAAGCTTCGATGACCACTCGACAATTCCAAGGCTACTTGAAAGGGAACATTATTAAGTATATTTGGCGTTACGAATATAAAAACCAAAAAGAAGACTTGCAAAAAGCCCAATGGTATTTAGCAAGACTACTACAAACCTATGACTATGAAGGAGAAAATCATGAGCAAAAATCAACATCGATATAACAATGAAACTTCAAGGTGGTGTGATTCAAACAACGTGCCGTATCAAAGAAACGGTTTTTTGTTTGGCCCTACCACTGTTGAAGATCAAGTAACAGGTAATACTTTTCAAACTATACAGGGTATCTATGAATTACCTGAAGGCGTAAAAGCCGAACAAATATTTAACGAAGGCGACTGGTTAGTCGCTGAGTACCAACAAGGTTACATTCGTTGTAAAGTCACTGGCTTTTCACCGCGTGCTGGTAATCTTATTGTTGATCGTTTTTACAATGACGCATGGTGTCAAAAAATACCTGACAGACCTCGTCATGTTTTTGAACGAAACATTAGTTACATGCGACAAAACGGTAATGCTTGGGGTTACGGTACAGGACGTTGGCTTACTCATTCTACAAAACCTGTAGTTGATGCCCAAGCTTCAGGACATACTGTAAAACCATGGGCGTGGTTTGCCGTACCAAAAGAATCTATGTTTAAACTTAACTTACTAGGAGTAAAAATATGAATATATTTGCTGTAAACGAAGATCCAAGACTAGCTGCACTGCAGCTGCCAGATAAACTCATACCAAAAATGATTGTTGAATCTGCACAAATGTTATCAACTGCACACCGCGTGCTTGATGGCGATGAAAAAGCAGATGCTAAAGGTCTATACAAAAAAGCATATGAGAACCATCCTTCGACAATCTGGGTACGAAAAGATGCCATGAACTATTGGTGGTTATGGATGCATGCACTAACACTTTGTCATGAATATAGATGGCGATTTACAGATGAAGGTGGTATTGGTATACATAAAACAGAAACTGTAATATATGCTTTACAAGACTTGCCACTCAACATTCCAGCTGAAAAAAATACTAGTTGGGAAGTACTAGTTGATTTACCTTTATGTATGCCTGACCAATACAAAACTACAAATGGATACGACCAACGTACTACAGAAGCTTATCAACAATTTGTTACACAAGACAAACCTTACATGGAGGATGTGTTCAAAGCTTATACTCGTGCAATACAAAAGAAACAAGAGTATGAAAACCACCACAGTAATTCGTCTGCAGTAGATTATCCACCAGACTGGGTAACTAGAAATGCTACACCTGAGCAAAGAAAACATATTGATTTGCACAAGTTAATGAATCCGGAGAGTGCAATATGAGAAAATTATTGTACTTACAATTGTTAGCAATTGTCCTGTTTGGTACTGCATGCTACATGTCCGGCGTGCAGTACGCTATTGAAGTGGAGTTGATATGACAACAAGTAAACCAAACGGAAAACTTACACCAGAACAGCTGCAACGCATCCATATTGCACTAAAACGAAGAGGTAAACTTTGAGTGAAACAATAACGTCTATATCAGAAGCTGTAAAAATTGTAGAAACATTTATACAAGATATGGCTGACGATAAACTAGATACTGGCGACAAAGAAAAATTAGCAGAAGCTGAACAACTCTTTGCCAAACTAGAACACGCTATGCGTATAATCAAGAACCGACTATGAAGACTAATATATCAATTGAACTAACGAACGACGAACGAATGAACCTTGGACAAAAGTTCTATAATAAAAAACGTATGCTAACGCGTGCTGACCTTAACCATATAGTTAAGAAATTTATAGGAGATGTCCTCGAAGCTACACCCCCCACCCCCAAACAGGTTGATGAAGACCCTTTGCTTGCCAAAGATTGGTCTAGTCTAACCCAACTAAAAAACTATTTAGAAAAAGAAACTCAAGTAGAAATATTAGAGTTCAATGGTTTTGAACTTATTGTGCAGGACAGTGAATACACACACATATACACCCTGGGCGATCGTTTGTACAAAAAGAAAAAGGGCCTACAAAAGTAAGCCCTTTTTACACTTCATTGATACTAGGAGAAAATCAACTCCTAATAGTCTAAGTTATGTTTATGCTATTGTCTAGCTAAAATAACCTGTGACTGTAATTGTACCAGTAGCACCTGTAGCAGGAGCAACTTGTACATGAATATCAATAGTTGTATCAGCAGTAAACTCAATTGGTTCGATTGCGTCATCATCTGCACTTAATGCACTGAAGAGCTCGATACCACCACCTTGAGCAATAGTTGAACCGTCTTTAATTGCAGTAGAAGTACCTGTAGTTTCAGTATCAGTGTTTGTATGACCGATATCTAATACAATTGCTGGAGATCCATTTGTGTCAAGGTCAGTAGATACTACTCTTAACGCATGCAAAGTTTCCCCTGCGTATACGTTTAGAGCTTGTATTACATCGTTTAATGCTAAGACAGGAGTAGAAATAGTAG